TCCCATAGTTACGTTTGTGACGCTACCAGCTTCAACAAACATACTACAATTATAATCAGCAGCCGTGCCAGTAAATGTTTTGCTTATTCCACCAGCTAAACCAGTTGCAGCTGCCACAGTTTTAGCAATCGTATCAGCTAGGGTTGTCCCCTGAACATCTGTGCGTGTATTTGCCGTGGTGGTTGTGGAACTAGCCGTGCCTTGCGTCCAATTATTAAAATCCTGCGCATCAGCAAGCAAATTACTAGCAATACGCATATTAGGAGCAGTTACTGTAAATCCAATTCCTTGCGGGTCAATTATTGGCAAAAATAGCGAATTACCCGTAAGCACTGGTGTGCCAATGGTTGGGGGTAAGCTATTATCAAACATTCTTGCAGCCATGCGTTGCGATTGATTAAAATAAGCATCAGGCGCATAATGCGTATGGTCTTTAGGATTTAATCTATCTAGTAAGAAATCAGCTCCATAATTTAAGCGATTTGCATTATCAGCACGTATTTCATAAAGCGTTTCACGGATAAATTGGAATGACAAGCCCGTGTTATTATTACGGCGGGTTATTTCGCTGGTATAAAATACTGCATTTGGAAATTCGGCTTGCAATCTATCTAACAAATAACTATATGCAGCTTTGATTTTAGCACGAAGTGCGCTATCCACTAATGCAGCATACCAGAATAATTCATTTTCTAAATTACCAATACTTACGCTAAACTTCTCATATTTGCTAAGTCCCCAAGTATTTGTGATGGTGCTAATTGCGTTGGTTAATAATACATCATTAACGAACGTTGCGGTGCGGTCATCAACCCAAGAATTATTAGCAACATATCCTAAATAATCATTAGCTTGACGTGACAATGAAGAACCACTTACCGCAGTATTAACATAATGAGTAACATTACGTCTATTTTGCGCATTGCGATAATCCATCAAGCCCCTTGCGCCATCTCTGAAATATGGTGAAGTGGTTGAATGTTTATTGGCTTCGTTAGATTGCCCAACGCCAAATACATATTCAATGTCCGCAATCGCAGCATTTACCGCAATAATCTCCGCTTCATTAAGGGCGTATTTGGATATTCCAAAAAATGACATTGTGCCAGTAAATAAGCGTGTGCCATTTGTTTCACCACCAATCGCAAAGCCAGCAGTGGTTGAAGGGGCAGCTGGATTTGTGCCAGTTGCCGTCACCACACCATTATTAAAGCGCAATTCTCTGTTTGAAGGGCTTGCTGCAATATTGGTATAAGCAATTAAACATCTACGCAAATTATGTGTTGCATTATAAGCAGGTAAATTGAACACTGCAAGGTTAGGATATAATGTACCCGTAAAATTGCCAACTCTAATTTGTTGCGATTGTTGGCGCATGATAAATCTATTATCAGTAGCAAGATGCGAATGACATATTGCAGCCCCGTTAGTTGCGTCCGCTTCTATATTATGTTCGCCCATGGTTATAACAGTATAATCTTGTCCCGCTGATACGGCTTTTTGCAACATAGCTAATGTTGCACCAGACGCAACTAAAGTTCGCCCTGCTTTGAATGTAAAAGTTCCGTTAGTTCTATTCCATTCAATATCAGTCCCACTTGCAGAGCGTGAAAGCACTGGTTGCAAATTAGCATTATTATTTGCGCCTATATCACGATAAGAAGCAACAATGCCATTACCAGCAGCAGTTTCAGTCCAGTTATTTACTTCCGCACCATCAATAACAAGAGCCATATCAGCAGCTTCACGTGCGCTATCAGGCTTGCGCCGTGCATTTAGAATGTCATAATTACCATTGCCCCTGCCAACAATAAACAACATTTCGCCAACTTTAGGATAAAATCTACGCCCACCAACTTGCCCATTTACAGTAATGTTTGTGTCTGCAACAACTTCAAAAATACGTTTATAATTACCTAAATCATCTTGCGCTTGGCAAACTCCAATAACTTTCCCATCACCTAATAACATAGTGTTTGGAATGCGCACTTTTACTATGCGATTTGAATTGACTTCAATGATATTATTTACATAAGAACCGCTTAAATCATAAAATCCATTAGTAACATCACCATCATTTACAATTCTTCTTTTATTAAAACTTGCCATAAATTGCCCTCCCGAGCCTCCGATAACGCCGTTAATTGCTTTGTTTATGATGTGATTAATAGCAATATCAACTGTCATTTGCTTATACCCGCATTGATTGCTTGCAATAATTCTTGATTTGAATATGGTTGATTGCCGTTTTCATGCTCAATCATAGAACGCATTAATTTTATCATAGTTTTCTTGTCTGTTAATTTAATCTTCTGATTAGGCTTAACCCCCAAATCATTTGCTACTTTCTCAATATACGAAACAGTGTCATTTTCACTATTAGGCGCATATTTTGATATTAAACCAGAAACTGTGTTTATGCCATGTTTTTTTTCTTGATTAGCTAGATTTATTGCCATCGCACGCAACCCAGCTTGCGGAGTTTTGAATTGGATAAATCCGCCATCATCAACACCAGTTTTACCAAGCCATAAATCATTACCTTTTAAGTTAGCAGGGTTGTTGTTGCGTAATCCACGAGGGGCTTGCATTTCAGTATTGAATGATTGCGGGGTTATATCTAGCGTTAAAGGCTCTTGCTGCGGTGAAACGCCATCAGGATTGTTTGGAGTGTCAAAGGCTGGTTGTGTCAGTGCATCTTTCAATAATGCGTCAACTTCCTGCTTTGCCGTGTCATCAGTATAGCCAGTCGCCTTTAATGCTTTAATTAAACTACTGCGAAATATTGTTTCAGTTTTGGGTGGGCTTTTTAATATATTAGCAAGCATTTTTGTTGCGCTTGGTGATGACATTAATTCAGAAAATATTTTATTAGTTGCGCCACCCGTGACAACCGCACCAATAACATTACCAAAACCTGCAACCGCCCCCGCACCAATACCAACGCCAGTTCCAATTCCACTAGTTAATATTTTATTCGCAAAACTATGAACTGCCGTGTTGCTTGTGTTTTTGAACTTGCCTAAATCTTTATAAATAGTTACGCCCTGCATTAAATTATCATGCGCTTGACGCAAATTGCCCTTACCCATAAAAAAAGCATTTTTTGCGTCATTACTCATTTTCGCATATTCACCAGCCCATTTGCCAATGCTAAAATCTTCGCCACCGCCTTTTTGATATATCAAAGCATCACGAAAAGCATCACGTTCTTCACCTGATAATCTAGCTATGGTTCTTTTTGCTTCTGATGCACCAACCTTATTATTTGATGTCATCTTGTTAAATATGGCTTCGGGGGCTTCGCCTAATTTTTTAACTAATTTAGCATTAAAGTTTTTTTCTTCATCTATATATTTACTGTAAAATCTGTTTTTATCTTCAAGTAATTTTACGGCTTTTTCACCGCCAGTTTGCATAACTGCTTGCTTTTTTATATCCTTAATTATGTCATACGCTTTGCCAGTGATTGCGCTATCATAATTAGGGGTTAAAGGGCTTTTTTCAGTCAACAATCCAATGTTTGACCTTGCTTTATCTAATGCTTCTATGCTGATTGGTTGGCTAGTTTGTGAAGCGGGAGTTACAACAGTTGGATTGCCCTGTGCATCTAATATTTTTGACATAACCGCTGGATTATCTTTTGGTTTTGCAGAATTAACCAGTGATTGCAATTCAGATAATGCAGGGTGGTTCATCAATTCACGTTGCTGTTCAACAGTCAAATTATTGTTTTTAACAATCTGATTGATTTTAGTCTGAATATTATTAATCAACTCAGGTTTCAATGGCGTTGCTTTTGGCACTATTTCATCAAACGCTTTATCCATTTCCTTAAATGCTGATTTCTTTTGATTGCGCCAATTAATCAAGCCTTCTCTCGCTTTTTCACCAGCCTGTGAAGGGGTTGTGTTGCCAGTGAACCCCAAAGCACGCAATGCAGTATCAGCACGTTTGTATGCACTATCTATTTTTGATTTTAATTTGCCACCCATTGGCAAGTTTTGAGATGCGCTTGCTAAATATTTCAAGCTATCACTATCACTAACCGCTGGTATCGTAACTGGTAATCCTGCTTTTTCAAGTGTGGCTATTTTATCAGGATTAATTCCAAATCCTTTTGCAATTCCACGAGGTGCATTTGCTAATGCAGTTGGTGTTAATGCTCCAGCAAATCCACCAATTAATGATGACATAGGGTTTTCAGGGTTAACCTCCATTCCAGTTTGCGCACCTGCACCAGCCCCCACTTCTGCAAGTGCGCTAGGAATATTATTTACTCCTAACGCTTGCACTGTTGCAGGTGATGCCCCTGCTAACTTAGCAATTCCACCTAATGCACCACCTCCAATTAACGCTTCTCCCCCCGCTTGAACAATGCGCCCTAATGTATCAGTTGGCTTACCTCTATTGTTGGTTGCAATATCATATTGCTCTATAGCCTGCCCCCGAACATCAGTTGACAAATTAGGATTATATCCTAATGCTTCACCTACATAATTTGTAGTTGCGTTAAGTGGATTAGCTAATAAGCCAGCTAGCCCTGTTACGCCACCAGTTACCATGCGCCCAGTTTGCGCTAACGCATCTCCCGCCATATCCATATAACCACGTTCGGCTGGTTGCGTTTGTGGTTGCAAACCTATTTTACTAGAAAACTCATTGTAATCTAAGTCACTATAATGCTTTTGATGTAATGACTTAGCTAGTGTTGCATCGTCCATATCATCGTATTGAGGGTATTTTTGGCGTATTTCCTGAATTGTAACCATTATCTTATTCCCAAAGGGTCACTTATTTGTGATTGGTTATTATTTGGTTGCAATGCTGCTTTGCCACCTAATCTTTGTTTTACCAACCCAATTTCATTTTTAATTCTAACTAATGAATTAATTACTGTCGCATCAGCACGCTCTAAATCCAATTCTCCACTAGCAGCAGCCGTTAATAACGCCATGTCTGTGTCACTTAAAACGCCTTTTAATATATTCATACTGGCAGCATCAAGGGTTTCCATACTTCTAATTAGCTCTAAATCTTTTTCGGCTTCTCTTGTTGCTTGTGAAATAGTAGGCAACTTTGATTGTATGAACCCAGTTGCTGAAGTTAATCCGCTTTTAGGTGACAATAATCTATCTATTGCTGCTTCTTTTTTATCTAAAAAGTTTAACAATGTTTTATTTTGATTTTCTATTGTTTTTTGCTCTTGAACTGCCTTTTGTTGTTCTCTTTCGTTTCCAGCTTCCATAGCTTGAACACGGCGTTCATCTAAATCTATTTGCGCTTTTTCTTTTTTAGTTAAAGGCGCATTTGCTGCAATATTTGCTTTTTCAGCCTCTATTCTGCCACGAGATGACGATACAGCCATATTCTCAAGGGGCATTTCAAAACTTGTTTTGTAGCCATCATTGCCACCTTGTATAGGTGCGCCCTGCCCGCCTGCCGCATTATATGGCAAACCAGTGCGCATATCAAACATATCACCACTAACAGGATTAAATTGCAATTTAGGCTGTGGATTTAACGCTTTAGCTAATTGCGCCTGCATTAACATGTTTTTCAGCTTATTATCTTCTCTACCCTGCCTTGCCGTTTCACCCTGCCCCATCACCTGCACAGCAGCACCCAATGGATTTTCACGGCTGGTTAGCAAGCCATAACCAAGCGCAAACTTAGGGTCTTCCAACATGCGAGAATAAGGGCTTTCGCCTTGTGATTGTTGTTGTTCTTGTTTGAATAATCCGTCAAATATCATATAATTACCTTGCATACCATGGTAATTGTGGACCAGTGCCACGGCTAGGAACAACTCCTAATGGGTCTAATCCAAATCTACTGCCAATGCTACTTATTCCACTTTCAAATGAGCCTTTACCACCAAATGAACTTCCAACCAATGCACCACCTAATGCGCCTTGCGCAACGCCAACCCCTGGTTGAGTTGATGTTGTTGTGCTGCCCGTTGGATAACGTGATAATATATCAGCAAGATAAGAGTTTTGCGTATATGGATATTGCCGTTTTAATGCGTCCTGTTGGTAAAAAGCATCAAGCTCAGATTGATTTTGTCCTTGCGCTCTATCACCAGCAAACAACATTCTATCTAAATTATTATTATTCACTTCTCTGCCATAAGCATCAACTTTTAACGCTTCGTTCCCACCAGAACCATAACCACCAGCAACATTAAGATAACCAGCAATTTGCCCTTGCTTGCGTGCGAAGTCATCAGCTCTATTGCCTTCATATAATTGCATATTACGCCCTGTTGCCATATCAAAACCTTGCGCTCGCAACTGTGCGTCCATTTCTGATATACCTCGCTCGCTTTCACTTGCGTTGCGTGAACGTTCTAATCCTAATGCAGTGCTACCAAAACCCCCAGCCTCCGCAAAACTTTCGTTAATGCCATTACGGCGTTCGGCTTCTCTGCGCCTTGCTTCATTTGCATTATTTTCTATTACGTCCTTAATATAAGGGTTCATAAATTGCGTATAAGTGCTTTGGTCATACGCTTGATATGGCGTTCCTAACCTATCAACCGCACCTTTTGCTGCATCTAATGCGCCCGATTGTTTTTGTATATATGGATTAATTGTTGATGCGTCAAAAGATGGTTGTTTACCCATATTATAAAGCGCATCTTTTTGATATGAGTTTTGGCTTGCAACAGATGTCGGGCGCACTCCGCTTGTGTTGCGAAACTTAGCCAATTCTGATTGATAAGTATTATTCAGTGCCGTGTTGCTTTTTAGCCTGCTATCTAACAATCCGCCTGTTGCAGTTTCATTTGCATTTAGAATATTGTTAGTTCTACCCCAATTTGTAGCGAATTGCTGGTCTGCGCTTAAGTTCACCATATCAGCCTCTCATACTTGCGTTTTGCAAATTAGCATTACGTTGTTGGCTATCACGTAATAATTTAAGAACAAAAGGATTATCACTGGTTAAATATGACAATCCCCTACTTTCGGTTGGCTTAAACTCGCCCTTTGCATATTTTTCACCAAGTTCGTTATAGGCTTGCTCATCAAGATTAAGATTATCAGGTTGTAATTTACTTTTAAGCATCATGCCATATAGATTATTAACCTGTGCATTAGTGGGTTGTTGTAGAGCTGGAGCAGGAGCGGGGGCTTGCATATTAGCAAAATACTCTCTATCGCTTGCTTGCTGCAATGCTTGCATTTCAGGATTATCAAACAAGCCGTTATACATTCCGCTTGGCTCATAACGTGTGCGAGTTATATCACGATATGGTTGCTTTGATAAATCAGTTGCGTTGCTAATAAGTAAATCATAGCCTTTTTGCACGTTTTCGGGTAATACTGGTGCAGTTGATTGTGTTGATGTCTTGTTTTTACCACCGCTTAATGCGCCTATTGCTGCACTTCCTAATATTGCTGCACCTGTTGAAATTGCCATCTTAATTTACCTTTTTTACACAATGTTTCAAATCGCTTGTTCCACAAAAACCTTGTTTCTCAGCGGTGTTTATTAAATGCTTGCTAGGGGTCATTAAAAACACATTGTCATAACCTCTTTTGCTTGCGTAATCAGAAAGCATAGTCAATAAATACTCTTTAGCTTGCTCTCTGCCTTCTTTTTTTGTAGGGTTGCTTATTACCCACTCAATGATTGCATTGCATGTGTTTGTTTCAATTAAAAAGCCTGCAAATATTGGAACATCATTTAGAGAAACAATCAATCCAAAATCAGGTAACCAAGAAGGAATAATTACAGCCCACCCCCAACCAGTCCACCATTCAGCAAGCAAAGCATGGTCTTTGGGTTCGTATTTCTTAACTGTAAATGTCATTATTTTAGAACCTCCGCTTCAAGTAAATCATTAATAAGTGTGCCTAGAACATCTGCAATTTCATCTAGCGTTGTGCTATTTGCATCGTATGCTCTATCTATGGTTACGTTTGTTACGCCACCACGCCAATTTTCAATATTGAAATCAGTTCTTCTTTCAAGCTCATCAACTTTTTGCGTTAATTCTTGAACGATTCTAACAAGCTGATTATACTCTATATTATTAGAAACAACAAGCATTAAAATTCGCCTCCACGATTAATAAATTGACGATAACCACCAACTCTAAAATAGCCATTTAACACGTTGCTTTCAAACTTCCATGATAAATAGCGAGTTTCTTTTATGCAATCTATAGCTTTTGTTGTTTCTGTTATTGCAAATGACGCAAGCACATTGCCAATTTCATTTTGCCTATGCTTACCAAGCAATGAAATTGTCATGTTGCCTGTTAAAATAGCGTCTAATTCCATGCCTTCAACTTCGGTATAATATTTGCCTTCACTGTTAGCTTGAAATGACGTTTGAAACGAGCTATTCATTGCATTTGCGCCGTCATTATAGCCAACTTCATGCTGATATAGTGTGCCATTTGATGATGCAAGCAATGGCGTTTCAAATACTTCTCCAGCCCTATCATAAGCAGTTCTGTCTAGCGATGTTAACCTATTCCAAGTTGCTTCCTTAAGATTGAATATAAAACATCTATCGTTTTCGGTTGCACCGCCCGATGGATAATGCCCCCATATTTCATCAAACTTTGCATTATACCACATAAAACATTTGCGTTTTTGCGAGGTTTTTATGTCATTATAAATATATTTATAAAGTGTGTTATTTGGCAACGGCTCAATAATGCTGCCATTCATATAATAAATGTTATCCTGCCCCATAAAATAGACAATACCACCACGCTCAATTCTTGCATAAGGCGCAATAATACCTACTGTATTAGTTATTTGTTGCCATACCCATTTTACCGAACCACCAACCCAACGCAGCGTAAATACATTTGAATATTCATCAAACACATAATTTATTCCGCCAACGTTAATTTGCGAAATAAGGTTTATTGCATCTTCTTTTGCGTCCTCATAAGCACTTGTTGAACTACTAGGCGTCCAGTTGGTGAAATCGCCTGTGTCGCTATTATAAACAATATTACCTTTAAGCAAACATAATCTAGCATCTTCAACCCAACCCCAATTTGCATTAGGTGCATTTGCAATTAATGAAGCCGAAACAGTCTCGTCACCCTCCCACTTATAAACGCCCCCGCCGTTGCCAGTGCCTCCAACCCAAGTATCGCCAAATGTTGCTTGCCACCATACACGAGGTATTGTTAATAAGCTGCTATCCGCCTGCACCACCCAAGCATTTATTGATGTATTCCAAGGCGTGCCAATCCATGCACCATAGGAACTATTAGCATCAGCTTCACCCGCTGCAATTTCTTTGAATATCTGAACCGCAGCACCGCCACCGCTTACTGTGCTGGTTGCATTGGTTGCTGCCGTGATTGTGAATGTGTTAGCTGTTGGCGTGGTTACAACAACATGCTCTTTATTAATCGCAGCTGCTAATATTCCGCCTGTATCACTTGCGCCCGATAGCTTAATTTTATCACCAACCGCCAAGCCGTGCGTTGTGTATGTAACTGTAATTGTTGGCGTGGTATTAACAACCGCAAGCGGATTAGTGCCAAGTGTTGCAGTGGCAACTGTGACAAGGGGAGTGATGTTATAAAGTTGCCCTGCACGCCTTGCATATAACTTTGTGTGAGTGCCGATAATAGTCCATATTTTATTTGCACGCTCAAATGTTAGAATTGAACGAGGCTTGCCGCTTATAGATTTGTTCAATAATATACCAGTCCAACCGCCCATTTTTTCAATGCCACCACGAAAAAAACGTATGTTTTGCGCATCAATAATCCCAACCGTATTCTGGTTAGTTTCATCGCTATTAGGGTTTAGCGTTGGTGCAAATCGTATAGGGGCGGCTTTATATGACATGGCTACCCTATCGCTATGTAGATGTAAGTTCTGCTTGCACCAAGCGATATATCAAAACCATTGCTGGTTGTTCCCCCTCCTGCATCTCCCGTGACTTCAAAATTAGAGCTTTCTGGCTGTAAAAACTTATCATTTGAACCTGTCCAACCTCTTGTTGTATCAAGCATTGTCCAACCATCAGTTAAGTCTTTAGCTTTTGTCAACAACCATTTCGGTCTAAACCCACAATTCACTATAGCGTTATTACTTGCATCTGTTACAAAGCTATCACAAGCAATTTTTTTATTGGGGTTGTGTGCAAATAAATAAGCTATGTATGAGCCACTATTGGCATTTACGTCGGGGCGACTTCCTACAAATGGAATATTACCCCTAACCCCGAAATCTGTTGTTGTTGGGTTAGTAAAAAACAAAGAAAAAGTGTCGATTGGCGAGGTGCTGTTTAATCTAAGGCTATTATCAGCACTTCCTAAACTTCTATGATATACCCTCCAATCACCAGAGGCATCAGTTCGTTTTACAATAATGCAACCAACTTCAACTCCCAAGTTATGAGAGAGAATTAAAGGGTCGCTAGCTGTGCCTGTATAACTCACAACATCAAAGAACCCTGCAGCCTCTAAGAATGTCCATGCAACATAATTTGTGAGATTATTATTTACACTTGAATTATTGCCAATAGAAAATCCATTGCTATTAAAAACGGTTAAGCCTGATGCTGCAGGTATATTACCATTCGCATTATCTGAATTTAATGCTAATTGCGCCCCTCTTGCTGTATTGTATATAGAATGAGATTCTACTAAAGTTCTGCTTTTAATCCAAGTCAAACTCCCCGCAGCATTATTTTTACCCGTAACAATGCTTTGCGTGCTACCGTTACCAGTATATAACGTGGTTGCGAAGTTAGGGTTTGCGCCCGAACCAATAATACCACCGCCTCCCAAACTAACAAAACCACTCATGCAGTCCCCGCACCAGTTCTATCGCACCATATATTAATATAAAGCCAACCAACGCCAGAAACGCTGCTAGGCGTAATAGTTAAATCATCACCTATCGCCATGGTATTTGCAGCAGTTGCAGCCGTGGTTGCCTCTGTGCTTGTCACTGCCACCGCACTAAGGCTGGTAACATTTGTGCCGTTAATTTTAATTGCAACTGTGCATGTCCCCGCATCTGTTTTTGCGGTTAGGCTTTTTATAGTCAATGGAAATCGGGTATTCATTAACGGCAAATATGCAGTGCTATCCGTTGGCGATTGAATTGGCAATGATAATTGCAACCTACCGAACCCTTGCGCTAATATTTCTTTTACATCAAACTCGGTTTGAAACCAATCACCGCTTTCATTTGGCGTCAACACATTTTTATTGATATATGGAACATTAACAGTCATTACGGTATATATCTCCTTTTATTACTTTGCGGTGACGCTTGTGGGTTGCCATTTAGCATGTAATTTGCCATATTGTTAGCTAATCCAAGTTGCGTATTATAATGAAACATTGCAGATTTAAGCTGCTCACTATGGCGCACTAAATCATAACCAAATATTAAAGCAGAATATAAATACAAGCTAGGGTATTTTGTCAAAATAGAGTTAGTTTGATTACTGCTAGATAGAAAAGTAGGAAAACCCCAATATTCAAGTAACAAACTAACAGTGCTGTTTGCAATAGGGCGCACTAATAAATTACTGCCATTAATACTATAATCTAGTGGAATGTTATTAGTTATGCCATCATCATCACGCATCATATTTGCGGTGGTTTTGTTGCGCATAACAATATCACCATTGGATAACGAACGAATAGCAAGAAAGTTTGCAGGTAATGTTGCAGTTCCACTGCCAGAGACAACACTAATAGATGTTCGCAAAATCATTTCAGGAACTTTAAGCTGAAACATTAATTGCTGCTCACCGAAACGAATTAGCGTTGGAATATCAGCTGCTAAATTATCACGTCTTAGCCATGTTTCTAATTTATCCACCAATTCATTGTAGTTTGCAATCATAAAATCACTTATAAATTAAGGTAAAAACAATATTACTTGCTGCAACAGTATCACTAACCAGCCTAAAATATTGAAAGGCAAACATCTCAGTTACGTTAAAGGGAATATACGTGCTTGCGGTTGCTGCAATAGTCACTAAATCGCCTATATCATCAGGTTGACGCACTGGATAATAAGTCCCACCTGCTGAAGTTGCTGCTTCAAATGTCAAATTAGTGCCGTTCCATGTGCTAGGGACAATTAAGCCAATTAATTTATTACAAGTGGCTATATTACCAGTTTTTGTCTGCCCTGTTGCTATAGTTGCAGTTTCACTGCTTATTTGTGTGGCTTCTCTCATGTTAAACCCATTTTGTTTGATGGCTAATTACTTTCTCAGGGGCAGTTCTAAATGCAGCGTAATCATCGTTGGTTAATATAACGCCTTGCACATAATTTATTGCTTCCTCACTAAATGGCTCAACAATACCAGCGTCATTTAATATTTTAATCCAAATGTCCTCTGGTATTCTAGCGATAGTGAAAGTTTGATTTTTCATGGCGTGAATATCAAATGAATTTTTCAATTCAGCACATAACTTCATGTGCTTTTGCTCATTAGGGCGGTTGCGCAAAACTGCTGCAACAATCGTATCACCTTCTTGATAATACTCCCGAACCAAGCCACTTTCGCTAATCGTTTTGTCTATAAGCATAGATTATAGCCCCACACAACCAAATCTATAAGCAACAGACCCAGATTTAGCATTGCCATCTATATATTCAGCAATTACGACAGTTTCCAAGCCTGTTGCACCAGTAAAATCACTCCAACGCACATCAGTGTAAGCCATAATTGCATTATCAAATGCGCAATCATGAAATTTGCAGCCCTGCATTATTAAGCCACTTAAAATACCAGAATTTCTTGCCTGTTCATTTGCAAAATAAGTAAAATCAGCATTAGTAAAATTAGACCCTGAAAAATCAATATTAATAAATGTGTTCTGCCCCGAATTAGATGCGCCACTTAAAGCGTTTAATTGCTCAAACACATTTGCATTGCTAAAATCAGCCTTAAATGAACGCCATCTAGGCGGGTTAATTGTTGCGCTTAAAGCAGCGGTTTCAGAATATAAAGCACCTGCGTTTTTTAATCCTAAAACCATGCCATCATTATTTGCTTTGATTAAGTTTGATGTTTTTTTTGTCATATTAATATTTCCTTATGCAACAGATGTGCTGCGTTTTTGTGTGATAAAGATATAATCAGCGTATAATGTGCGAACCGCTGTTGTGCGAGCCATTATAGTAATAATTGGAGTTAATAAAGCCGTGGCAGTCACTGCATTTGCAACAGTGCGAACCAACGCATTATTAATCCAGAACTTAGCGTTACCAGATGTATCAATCTCAATTTCTAAAATTATAGTTGTGTTTGCAACTGGTGCAATTCCAGTGTTGAAAATTGCAGTATCCACATCAGCTTTCACGCCTTGACAATGAAAAAAATCATTTGTTTGCGCCGTATCAAACACAAAACACACTGCATCAGTTGCGTTACTGGTTATAGTAGTTCCTGATATGCTGAAAGGCTCTTCAAGTGTGGTGGTTGCTAATGTATCAGAAAAACCAACATTAACAGAAACGTTTGTGATTGCATCTAACACGATTGCCGTTTTCATGTAAATTGTGCCATACGAAGGATTGTAATTTAACCCTTTAGTTAATGATGATAAGCTTTCGGCAACAACTGTTGTGTCACCACAAGTCATTAACATATGCCCTTTAGCTCTAAATGCTCCTGTAGTTGCAACAGTTGGCGCAACCCCTTGTGCGTCAGTGCCTTTTGCACCGCTATAATAACCATGCAAGCTATCCCCTAAAAAATCATCATAATCTTGCGAATAATCCTGCGGGTCAGTAAAGCCACCGCTGCGTGATGTGATTTTGAAAAGCGAAGTTGCGCCATCTTTATAATCTATTGTGTTACTATTTGTTCTTTCAATTATTGACATAAAACCCTCTGTGAAAAAGGGGGGAGAAATCCCCCCATCATGATAATTAAGTTGTTAAATCTGCAATAACGATTTGTGCTTTTTCACGGCAAATCATCGTCAACTCAGCAATTAAGGTTTCACGTTCCGCATCATGCGTCATAGGCAAGGCTTTATATTTAATATCCTGCACTGTGCGCAATTCAATTTCAGACATATCCACAATCAACAATGTTCTTTGACGCACACGAGGATTACGCTTAACAATAAACGTATCGCCCATAGTTGATTGTATCATGTCAATATAATTATTGACTTTGTTTTTATCTTCTGTTTGACGTGACTGATTACCAGTGAAAGTTTTAGAAATCCTATCAACGACAGCAGAATTACCCATAATCATACGTCCATTTTTAATAGGATAGCCATTGTCATAAGCAAGTCTAAGCACATCGTTAAAAACAGTTGTTTCATCTAAAACACGTTGAGTTCCGTCTGTTGGTGCAGCAAATAATTTAGTTCCGCTATTCCAACCAGTTCCAGTACCGCCAGCACCACGAGAAGCATTAGTGCTAATAATACTTTCTAATCCAGCCATTAAACCACCAGTTCCCCCAGCAGATGCTTGAGATGCAGAATTACCAACCAAAGATTGCTCAATGGTTCGTTTCATGTTTTTAACTGCTTTCCCACGTATGCGCACTAACTCTTTGTCATACCCATAAGGCGCAACTTGCTGTGCCGAACGTGACACTGCATAAGTATCTTTATAAATCTGCGTATGATTGCCACGGCGTGAAGGTAATGTTTGCGCTTGTGCAGCACCAATTTCATCACCTTGTAAAATGGCAGTATTTGAAGGCACTGCATTCATACTATCTTCCAGCCATTCTTCATAAAGATTTCTTGCTGCAACTTTTTTTGCACTACCATAAACAGGGGTTTCTTCACGTTCAAATTGCTTTAACTTTTCAGTTACGCTTTCTTTGTTATTAACTCGGTCGTATGTTTCAATACTATTGGTTTCAGCAGCCATGTTTAATTCTCCATTATTGTTGTTGTAATTCCATCAATCTACCAATAGCATAATCATCACCATTAGCAGCATCTCGTTGTAAAGATTGGATTTCACTTTGTTTGTTGTTAGTTTTTGTTGCGCTAGGTTTTACGCTAACGATTTTGTCTTGAATGTTTTTAGCTACCTCAGGAGCTTTATTTTGCATTTCAAAATACTTTCCAGCAGCATAAGCAAGAAGTGCCTGTTTTGCGTCCACCTTCTTAGTCATTTGCGCCATGTCATCAGTTGAATAACCAACCTTAGATAATGCGTTATATGTCAACGTTTGAAACTCTTTTGCTTTTTCAGGATTTTTCAATTCAGGAATAGCATTAAATAGTTTTTCACGTTCAACAGATAATTGCTGCGCCGTTATTTGCTCATCTTGCCATTGTTTAGCTTTATACAGTGTGTCAATTTCTTGCTGTGTTGCATTAATGGTTTTTTCTAATTCCATCAAATCTAATCGGCGTGCGATTAACGTTTCATTATCGCCAATTTCATACGCTTCTTTAGCTTGATTTATTAGATTATTGCGATGTGCTTCTAATTGCGTTAGCGGGTTGAATTTTTCAATTAATGCCGTTGATTTATTTATAAAATCAGCCTCTTGCTGCATACGAGCTTGAGCTAATTCTTGCGTTTTTCTTGTGTAATCAGATTGCCTAAAATAACTTTGCTTTAATTCTTGCTCTGCTACTTTAACAACCCCCTCAGGAGTTTCAATCTCAATATAACGTTCTTCAACTTGTGGCGGCGCATCGGTAGTTTTTGCGACTTCGGAGTTCTGCTCAACAGATTGTTCCGTTTCATCTATATTAGCGTTATCCTCTTGATGCTCAGGCGGTTCGCTTGGTTCATTATTGCTTATTTCTTCGGGCTTGTCAACTGTTATTTCAGGCTCACTGCTAACCGCATCAACTGATTCAATCATTCCACCTAAATCTGTATCATCTAAAAACATATCATTCATAATTCACCTTCTTTTTTTAATTGGTTATTGATTGTGTTTAATTCATTAAACATAGCGTTTAACTTGCTATGCACCATATCAACTGCACGCAATTCATTAGATAATGATATTTTCAAAGCCTCATTATCACTAGATGTTTTTTTTATTTTACTGCAAATATCAGCCTCTATGGCATCAAACATTGTTTTAATTTCATGGCTTTCAAAAAACTTAATTGTTTTTTCTAATTTGGCTTTCCTATTAAGAAAATGCTTAATTTTCTCGTATTTCATTATCATTATTACTGCCCTCCTTTAAGAATTTTAGTGCTTCAATGTCAATTTTGGATTGCTCAAATTTAGCTTTATTACCTTCCTTTGCAAATTCAAGCTGCATTTTGTCGTTATGCTCTTGACGGCGTTGTTGCATATCCATTTGTTTAAGTGCTACATCAGACTGGTCTTTTTGCGCTTGACGCTGCTTATCCTCAGCTTGTAATTGTTGCGCTGCCTCTTGCGCCCCTGCCTGTCTGCCTTCCTCAAAAGCTTTCGCCTGCGCATCTTGAATTACTTTCTGTTGCGCATCATCTTTGTTGCCAGAGCCGAAATAAATACTTGAGTTACCTAAGCCAGTTAATGCAACTAATTGCTCATAGAAATTCAAGCGATTTTCAGGCGTAACATTGCCTTGCTGCATTTGCAAATCATTTAATTGCAATTCGTTAATTGTCATTAAACTTTGCATCTGCTGTTGTTTTGTTCCAGTTCCCAAACCAACCTTAACATTAACGTCCATTTCGCTATCCCAATAAGCAGGATTCATTGAAATTGGCTTTTCCGATTGAGTGATGCGTAACCAACGAGGCTCTGTTTGGTTTTTAATCAATAACTTTTGAATAACAACGCATAAATCCTTAACGCCAAGCGCAAATAATCTTATTTGCAATTCCTGCCTTTGTGCCGAAGCATTGCTTTGTATGGTTGCCTCAGTTGCGGTTTTATCATTAAGCACATCAGGGTCAATCGCTTGCATTTGTCTTGTAATTCCAGTTCTCTTTTCTCTCATGCGTTCCGCTATTTCCATGAGATTTATTAACTCAGCAGGGTTTGGCTTGACTTCATTAAGCAACCGCATGTTATTAATGTCATCAAATAAAACAACATCATTTTCATGTAAATTGCGCATTCCTTCAATAGCAAGCGCATTTTCATGACTATTTATTGCATATTTATTTTCCAAATTATAGGCGTTATCCATTATTACACGTAACAATGATGTTGTTATTTCCTGTATCGGCATAGCCATATCACCTAAACCCCTGCCAAAATATTCATGGGGCATAATGCAAGGTGTCCATGTAACAATCGGGCATATATCAACTTCCTCATTATATATAATAATTGATTGCCTATTTCTTATTCCACCAGCACGAATTATTTTGCGATATTCTGCATAACCGTCACCATCAAAATCAACATGACAAAATATGATTGTGCGCCAAACAATAGTGCTTGATTTATCATAAGGATTGATTGATGTTTCTTTGTCATTCCTATTGCCTTGCAAGTTCTGCCTTTGCTGAGTTTCACCATTATAATCGCTATCCTCATCACAAAACTTTAACAACTCTTCTATTTTTTTTTCTGAAACGCCCTCAGCTCGCAAATTACTAATTGTGGTTTTTTCCTGCCAACCAATAATCTTAGGAGTTTCTCCATATTTTGCCTCTTCATGCACCAGCATATTTTCAGGTGGAATATTGTTAATCTTAACCATTCCCATTGTTTTTGACTGCCTATATTGCACTTCAAAATTAGACTGCATTAATATCTCTGGTTGCAATTCCTGCTTTGGCTCAACAAAAGAATTGTCAGGCAACTGGACTGCAATCTTTAAGATTGCATTGTTTTCATCTTTTTGTAACTCCAATAGTTGTGCATAATTTAGTTTTTGCATTCTAATATTGGTGCATTTTTTTTCTACCCAATCAGCATAAAGAAAACCGTTTTTTTGTAATAATCCATCTTTTGCGAATTGATATAATATTTCAGTGCCGTTATTATCAACCATTAACACATGATTAACTAGCGTTGTCTGTTCTTTCGCCTCATCTAAATTATTATTTTCACCACGAGGCGTGAACTCAACCATTGCATCATTTGATATAAAAGGCGCAAGCAATGGAGGTAATGCAGCCTCTACAACATCGTGAACAGTGCTATCTTGCACCTTGGATTTACCCTCTTGCTCCCTACCATCAGGCTCATTGCGATAAAACTTTAATGCTTCTTTGCGTTGCGTCACAATCTCATTGCTATCATTATAGCCTATACAGTTTTCAATCTCAGCTTGTAAGAATAGGCTTAAATCTTGCTCGGTCATTTTTACTTGTTTATTCACACTCTTCTCCGAGGATTATAATTAGGATTTTTAACATAAGCAACTGGCGCAAAACTAGTTAGCATTTGCAAATCTTTAGGCAGGCTCATTATAGCATATCTAAACGCATCAGCTGCATGTTGTGCGCCATTTTTAGCAGGTTCATCGCTCCATACGCCATGTTTATCATTCCATTTGTATTGATAATTACGCAAATGTTTAACGCCCTGCATAACCATAGGATTGTTTTTATTAAATCGCACCTGTGCAAAATGCGTGCGCACAAATGCTATATCAGCGGTAACTGATGATGTCCTTGGTATCATACAAGTGTCTTTTAATCCAGCAGCAATTAATTGAGAGCGGTAATCTTTAATTGTGTCTGCTTTTTCGCTTTCAGCATCATGTGGCAAATAATGCTTGCCATAACGATATGGCTTACTAAGCACTAAATCAACGTAATGATTAGGTTCTGCTTTATTCATTTCATAATAATCTATGCAATCAATCCAACCACCATGCTTAATCTGATAAAACCATATTGCGGTGTCATCTGAACGCCCAATATCCCAAGCTGTAAAAACTGGTGACATTGCATGATGCGCTATGTCTAATATGCGTTGCTCTTTATCTAGCTCTATGAATTGTCTACCATAAACCGCACCTTCAACCGCTTGTTCAAAGGCTTCCTCGGGATAAGATGGATATTCACGCTTCATATCGTTTTGTAATTGCTTTTCAGTTGCAATATACCAGTATTTTTGTTGCTCAGTTAGATTTATTCCATGCTCAATGCGCAATTTCTCAAAATATAAACTTTGTTTATTGGATATACTTTCAGGTTCAGCTTGCGAATAACCATCGTGATTGTGCCAGTCATAAAAATGGAATTGATAATCTTTTGGATTAAGTGGCTTTAATTGCCTTTGATTACTCAATGCTTCCATGGTTATTTCATAAAAACGCCCTGATTGCCCTTCGGCGGTACTTTCAATGAATATTTGTCCATTTTCAGCAGCGGGCAAAGCACCTGTTATAATTTCTCGTGCCTTTTCAGGATATTTTGCGCATATTTTACCAAACTCAGATATATGCAGCATTTGAAACGTGCCAGAACGTCCACTAGTTCCAACGCTTATACTTGATGGGCTTTTGCCATCAGTATGACCGATAACAAATTCTTCAGTGTTGCGCTTAACCACAGGTAAAAATTCCTTTATTTCTTGTGGTAAATTATCATAAGCATAATGTATTTTGCCAAGCATTATTTTTTCGCTTTCTTTTAATCCATGCGTAATAATGCGAGCGTGTTTATTGCTATTACTTAATATTTCATCAAACATATCTAACACAATATCAGTAGTAAAACCAATTTGACGAGCTTTTAATATTATGTGCTTTTTATGTTTTTTTCTAGCATCAGCAAGTTGTGCTTGTTCATGATTTCGCTTAAAAAGCACTTTTTCACCATGTGTATTTACAATATAATACAAATGCGACATACGCCATTCTTTATCAGCTAATAATTGCAAAGCATCATCGTTGTGCATTAATATTCCCTATAATATCAGCTAATGATTGCTTAACATTTACATCAAGTTTTTTACTTGCTTCAAACCCGCACATCTCATTAATCGTTTTAAGTGATTGCACTGCACCTTGCGCATTAAATGTATAGGCAGGAACTAAATTACCATCATCATTTTTAACCAATAAATGATTTCCTTTATTATCAATGACAGGCTCAACCTGCATACATCGCATTGCAATAGATTTAAGGTTTTTCACCACCCATTCAGCTTCAACTTGCGCTGCTTCTGCTAATTGTTTTTTAGCTTCTGTTAAAGCTACCTCAATCTCAACTTTTCTCAAGTTTTTAGAACCTATTTCATAAGCGCTATCTTCACTATATCCAGCACGAATTGCCGCTTGAGTAGCGTTGCAATCTTTGAGATATTCTTGAATAAATCTTTGCTGCTTATCAGTTAAAGCCATACATCAATATTACTTAAATCCACACTATTTTGCAAGCATTATTTTTATCCACAGAGTTATCCACAAGAAATATAATAAATGCTACCTTTTCTGGTTGCCATTTTTGGTTTCCAATGATATATTGTTTTTAAGGCAGCAATGAAGCTGCAAACGGAGATTAAAAAATGAATATTTACGATAAAATAGAAAAATTACACAAAGATATTTTTGAAGCAAGGGTTGCGTTGTGTGACATTCACGATGCAGATGAAAGTTTTAAGGCTATTAATAAGATTTATGCAATGCAAAATAGATTGCACCGCCTTGAAATGAAAGAAGCATCAAGTTTTAGTTTTGCAGCATAACCAACAAACCACCTAAGCAAGTGCATAAACTGCTAGCAAAAGGAGAAATAAAATGAATTATTTAGAAAAAAAATTAGCAGAACATAACATTAAATTGGCTGATTTTGAAGCGACAATGAGCCGTGTTGCGGTTACGGCAATAGAAAATAACCTTACGCATGATTTTGATGCTGCGTTTCAGTTGATGCTTAAAAAAGACGCTGAGTTTTTGGCTAAGTTTGGAAGTGATAAGGATTTCAAAAATAAGGTGACTAATGATATGGCAGATATTTTACATTGCTTGCATCAAAAACTTAAACACAAAAAGGCAGCATAACCAACAACCCACCTAAGCAAGTGCATAAACTGCTAACATGGAGAAAAAAATGAACGCTAGAACAGACATAATAAATTACTACAAAAAATCTTGGGATAATCAAAAACCATTAGAAAATTGGCAATTAGAAAGAATAAACTCCAGTATAAAAGAAGTTACTTTTTATGAAGTTGGGTCGGGCAATTATTCTACCACATTTCAACCAATAACTAATCAAGAATGGATAGGAGTATAACACATGACACAAATCACAGACAACGCCACATTTGCAGCATGGTTAAGACAACGCCATAAAGAAACAAAGCGACACAAATATTTAATTATCAATGAAGTTGCAAATATATTTAAGCCCGCCAAATCACCAGTGACAGTTAATCATTGGTATTTAGGCACTAAACCACTAACCGCAGGCAACGCAGCCCTTATAAACGCAGCTATTGAGCGGGGGGAGATATGAACCAGTTGCCAGTTTTTAATCAAGCTGAAAAAGATATGATGGAAGGTTATCTTGATGGAAGTTCCGCTAAAACGTTAGAATATCCAGAATATCTGAAACATAATCGTTCACCAGCTTATGAGCATGGCTGGTTAAATGCCCGTGATGACAAATTGCATTATCCTAGAGCAAGTGCTGCTGTTTTGCGAGCTAGAGTTAAATTAATTATAGATAATATGGAGGATTATTAATGAACCCACAACCACCCTACCCAACAAGTGAAGAAATTAAAGCCCGCTTTGTGTGGGAGTTAAAACAGATTAAGCAGGAGAAACAACATGGCTAAAATGACGGAGAAAGAAATAAACGTAGCTATTGCAAGGGCTAAAAAAACCTTGCTTGAGATTAAAGCTAAACAGGATAAATTAGTTGATGGCAGCTCTAAACGGAAACAAATCAGCGATTTAGAAAATCAAATTAAACAACTTAAAGATTTATTAAAATAGGAAAATATTATGAACACGATAAAAACAGATGAAAACCTAACTGTAATTTTGCCAGTAATGAAAGATAAGCAAGTAATCACTTTGCATAATGTTGCTAATAATGAAACATATATTTTTAAATCAGAAATTAAAGAAGTTGAAATTGAGATAGATATCAAGAAAAGCCAAGATTTTGATTTTTGGGATACAGTTAACCCCAAAGAGGTAGAAGCAATAAAAGAAGCAATAAAAAAAGCAAAGGAAGCTAAACCCGATAACTATTGTAATTCCAATATACCATACAACTGTCAAAAGTCATTTATGGAAAATAAATTCGAATTAGGAGCTGGAAGTTTAACTGCTAAAACTAAACGCTGGAAGCCTGAAAATAGTGAAAAATACGGTTATGTTAGCGATGAAGGTAAATGGTGTGTTACCTTTTGGGATAACTCAAAATACGACAATCATCGCCACGCCATAGGCAACTGCTACCCTTTCACTGAAGAAGGCAAAGAACAAGCCATTTGGGAACAAGTCACCCGCAGGAAGTATGAAACGGCGTTGTGGGACGCTGCTGATTGGGTGGAAGGTGATTGGTATGGTGCATTTTTTGACAAAAAAACAAATAGCATAAAAGCAACAAACAATAGCCACTTTTTTTATGATGGATTACCACGTTTCGCCACGGAGCAATCCGCCATTGACGCACATACGAGAATATTAGGCGATGATGCGGAGCGATATTTTAAGGGGAGAAGATAAACTATGAGAACAGAATTAATTATAAGTGTTTTTATTTGCTTATTGTGGGTTGGTTTTGTTGCATTCATGATAAGTAGATAACATAACGATATTTCAAGGGGAGGATTTAATTATGAAATATTTTTTAGTCACAAGTTTAGGTTGGGTTGCTTTTATAGCTATTTGTTATAGCTATATGGTAACAACGCAGCAGTTAGTTATACCAAATCAACGAGGTTATATGGAGGTTAGACATAATGATATAAAACTAACTCCATCAAACTTTGAAGCTGATATTGAAAAAACTGATGCAATAGGACAATTAATAAAAGAGGTAAGCAGATAAAATTATGAATATTTTAAGCTGCCCGATAAAATCGGGTAACTAATGCAATAGGACAATTAATAAAAGAGGTAAGCAGATAAAATTATGAATATTTTAATTTAATAGAGGGTGCTGTTGCTACCCTCTTTTTTTTGTGTGAACTGGTTATAAAATGTAACCGCTTCAACTGGTGACGGATTGTCACCAGTTAATAAATTGCAAAGAAATTGCAAGGTGTTGCAGGGTGTATTTTATTTTTACACCTTGCAAATCGCACACACAACAAACATAACGTATTGATTTATAATAATAATATATATAATATATATATACATATATAGTTCAAGGTGCAGGGTGTAAGGGGGTGCATACTTATCCAAAAAATACACAAAAAAATGGGGGTATATTAATACCCCCTTACACCCTGCACCTTGCGCCTATTTTTAGCTATTTTATTCTTTATTTTCAATATGTTGCAAGGTGTATTTTTATTCTGCACCCTGCCAACACCTTGAATACACCTTGCAATTTTAATTAAACTGCATGAAAAACGTGCATCGGCTTATTATTACCCTTTGATGACTTTTCTTCAACTTCAACGCTACCACTTTCTGCCAAATGATGCAATATTTTATTTAAGTCCTGTAAAGCTATCCGTCTGAATTTTTGAATAATAGGTTTTTTGTTTATTCCCCCTTCATTTTCTGCAATAAATCTTAAAACCGCCATTAAATCACGCTCATAATCATTATTGCCTATATTTTCTTTAGCAATAGCAACCATGCGCGCCGATAAATGCATCATCAATTCGCAAGCCCACGCTGCCACGCTTGCGTTAATACCGCCTTCACCATGCGCAACTAACGCTAATTTATAAGCATGTTCAGGAATGCGAGCATAAAGCGCATCAAAACCGCTTTTTTTATCGTATTCCTTTAAGCGCATTTCTTCCGCATAATCATCAAGCTGATTAAACTTGTCCGCTGCGCCGTTTGATATATCTACCACACGAGGCTTTATACGCCCCACCACAAGGGAAGGACTATCGCCCGCAGGGTTTATATCATAAATCTTTCTAAAGGCTTCTATGAGGCTATCAGGGGCGTTTATAACGGTATTTATTTTACCAGTCTTTTGCGAATGTCCATTGCCTTCAAAAATTAACCATCTAGGCAAAAACCCATCTAGGATTTTATCGCCACTTAAAGCATCATAAAATTGCTTCTCGGTGCTAGTTCCATAAACCGACAAACAAGGTTGATTAATCCGCTTTGCTTCCATCTTGCCATCATGGTTAGCATACTCCTTGCCCAAATAAACAGTATTAGCACTGCTGAATAATTCTTTAGTTATCCGTAAAATCCTAGCTTCATAACTTCCTGCATTTTTACTACCCATTGCAGCCAAAGCATCGCCTATTTCGTCAGTCATAGCAAATCCAATTCCTGCCCTGCTATGCAATGCACTAATTACCGCTGTATCACTAGCAAAGTCACCAAGCAACTTTTCGCCCATACCAACTTCATTAAATAACATAGATATGCACTTTCTAGCATGGTCTTTACCCATACCCGAGCCACATATACCCAAAGTCATCATGTTGCTACGCAAATCGCTAGGAGTTCTAAATCTATGTGCCATAACAGTGCCAACCGCCCCTATGGACGCCCCCAGAGCCAAGGCGGGTTGTTTGCGTATCGCACAACTCTCAATCCAATTTACAAGCTCACCAACCAAATTAGGAGCGTTTAACAAATGGTCAGGAATGCTATTATTTGTTTCATTTGCAATTTGCATTTTCTGCACATTGCTTTTCTTACTTGGCTTTTTGCTTTTTTCGCCAACTACAATAACCGCATCATCATTAAGTAATCTAGGAGGCAACCACCCACCACCAATAGCATAATGCAAAATAGTTGCTGCACTAATTTTTGAACCCGTATAAGCCCCGAATGAACGCCATTTGTAATCCATTTTGGCAGGGTCATAATTTGCAGCCGTTGCGCTCCAACTATCCCACACATTAAAAGCATTATCGCCATAAGTATGATTTAACGCCATACCAATTTCAATCCAAGTAGAATATTCATTTGCTGCAATATACTGTAATGCACTTTTAACAGTATCTAACTCAATATCGCCACCTTCATTAGTTCTGCTATATTCAATAATCTTTCGCTTATTAGTTCTGCTATATTCAATAATCTTTCGCTTAATTCCAAATAATTCATCAACTTTATCAATAAAATCATTAGGTAATTGTGGTAAATCCATGGCATCATAATCAAGCAAGTTATCCTCTGTTAGCCATATATACGGCTTGCCAGTATCAGGGTGAATGGAATATGGCATAACTGTTTGAGTGCCAGTTGATAGCAACTCAACAACTGTTTCACCTTCCGTTTTCCATCGCCTATTACGCTCACCATTATAACGATAAAAAGCCGTAAAACCCTTTGCGCCAACTTTACGCACTGGTGAAGGCTTTATCATAGCAATGATTTTTGCATGTAATCCGTCAACATCTATATCAAAATCAAGTGCAATAACATTATTGCTTTCACCAAGTGGTAAGCCAATATTACCATCACCATAAATATTGACCCAATTATCAATCTGAAATTGTGGCTGCTTCCGCTTGCCCCATTCCTGCCAGCCCTTAACAACTGGTTGCTTGCCTCCTTTGGCTAAAGGCAATATATTATACCCCGCATCAAAATATCTTTGTGCGTTATCTGCAAATATAGACATATATTCAAAACCTTATTGGTTAATTGCTTGCTCTAAAATTAATTCAACTTGTCCAGAAAGACTTCTTTTGTTATCCCTTGCCAATTCCTCTAACTCTTTTTTTAATTTAGCATCAATTCTCAGTCCTAAATATTCTCTTTTTGTTCCGCAATCATCATCATGATATATTGTTCTATCATTATACATATATAATCCTATTTTGTTAAATTATTTTTTCATTTTATTGTTGCAATTAAAACTATAATACATTATGTTTAATTTTGTCAACATGTAAAAAGGAATAAATAAAATGACAATAGAACAAACAGAAGCATTAATTATTCAATGGCAGCAATTAAAAGCTATTGAGCAAGGCGCACAAGCTAATCGCAAATTGATTGACTTAATTAAAATAAATATTGAACAACAAATTGCAAAACTAAATGAAGATAATATTAAAAACCAATTAGATAAAGATTACGGCACAGGCAGCGCAACAATCAATGGATTAACTGTAAAAGTTACCTTAAATTATCCTAAAAAAGTTACTTGGGATAATGATTTGCTTGTTGATTTGTGGGGTAAAATTGAAGCGTCAGGGCAAGATGCAAGCGAATATATAGACCGTAAATTATCGGTATCAGAAACACGCTATAAAAACATGCCATTTATTTACCGTGGTGAGTTTGAGCAAGCTAGAACTGTTGAGGCGGGCAACCCAACTATAACAATTAAGGAGTTAAAATAATGTCATTATTGCAAAAAGTAGTAACAAACGAACATGGCGCAAAACCACCAAGGATTGTTGTCTATGGAAAAGAGGGAGTTGGTAAAACTCCATTTGCTGGAAATTCTACCAAAGCAATTTTAATGGATTTAGAGGGTAGTGCAGATTATTATGATTTTAATAAAGCCAAGCCTAAAAACTTTGCAGCTTGTAATCAAATAATTGATGCTTTATTGAATGAAGAACATGATTATAAAACACTTGGACTTGATACATTAGATTGCCTTGAACGGTTTATTCATGATGAAATTTGCATATCAGCAAAAGCCAATAGCATTTCTGATAAATCAAATGGAATAACCGCATACGGCAATGGGTATATTCTAGCGTGTAATAAGTTTATCGCTTTTCGTGATAAGTTAGATGAATTGCGTGATAAAAAAAATATGTCTATTATTTTGATAGCGCACACTTTAATAAAATCAAGAAGCGACCCTATTGATGGTGATTACGAAGAACATACAATAAAATTGCATGATAAGTTTGCAGCTGCTGCCATTGAATGGGCGGACGCAGTTTTGCTAGCAAAGAAAAAAATGATTAATAGCGATAAATCACCAAATGGTAAAATTGAAAGCAACGAAACAATTTTATATTCAAGTAGTATGCTAGGTGCGAGAACAAAAAATCGCCTTGCATTGCCAAAAGAAGTTCCCTGCAACTGGAATAGCTTTATTTCAGCGATAGGCACTAACACATTTAACAACAACAATTAGGAGTAAATATTATGGTTAAAGTAGAATATGATTATGAAGGATTTGACCCAGAAGCAAATGATTACAACAATTATAATCCGCCAGAGGGAGAATATTTAATTAAAGTTGTTTCAGCCGAAGCAATTAAGCAAGGTATTGTATTAGAGTTTTTGAATAAAGATGATGATAAAACTTACACTGTGCTTTATCAAACAAATCATGAAAGTTCAGATACTCGCAAATATGCAGCGCAAGATTTAGGCAAAATCTATTTTGGCGTAACTGGACGCAAGCCTAATCCAACTGGTTTAGATACTGATGATATGATTGATGGCGTGTTTTCTGCGCAAGTTAAACACACAACTTATAACGGCAAAACGTATAATAAGCTAAATTATATCAAGCCAGCTAATGCAGCGAGCGAAGCCCCTGCGCCAACTGCGCAGCCAAAAACTTTTAACAAGCCAGCTTGGTAATATTATGATAATGGTTGCCTTTACAGAAAATGACCCAACATTAGAGCGTTTGCGTGAAATATTATGCGATATTGAGCGCAATCAAAAGCCACGCAATTATTTAGGGGCATCTTCTGTAGGGCAACCATGCGAGCGCAAAACATGGTATAGTTACCACCGCCCCGAATTGCGCAAACCAATGAATGATAAAGGGCATTTAGCCGTAAATTGTGGACATAGGGCAGAAGATACTATGGCAGCTTATTTGCGTTTAATAGAGGGTATAGAACTTGTTACGCATGGCGATGATGATAAGCAAATCGGCTTTACTGATTTAGAGGGTAAGTTTGCAGGGCATATAGACGGCATGATAAGAGGATTGCATCAAGCCCCTAAGACTGTTCATTTGTGGGAACACAAAGATACTAACCATAAAAAGTTTGCAGAGTTTCAAAATCTTAAAGCAAAACATGGTGAAAAGGCAACCTTACAACATTGGGATATTGTTTATTATGGGCAAGCGCAAATCTATATGCACTATATGGACGTGACACGCCATTATATGACTGTGTCATTATCAGGCGTTAGAGATTTTGATAGCTGTAGAACTGAATATGATAAAGGATATGCCAAAATGCTTATAGATAGAGCGGATAGAATAATAAGGGCAAAAGAGCCATTAATGCGAATAAGTGAGAAGACCGATTTTTACATGTGCAGATGGTGCGATTATGCGGAGGAATGTCATGCAACTTAGAGATTATCAAATAGACGCAGTTAATAGCGTGTATGAATATTTTGCAGGGGGCAACAAAGGAAATCCGCTTGTTGTGTTACCAACTGGAAGCGGTAAATCCGTTGTGATTGCAGAATTGATACGTTCCGCCATGGCTATGGATAAAGACCAGCGATTTATTATGGCAACGCATGTTAAGGAATTGATAGCACAGAACCATGAAAAGCTAATGACTTTATGGCACAATGCGCCCGCAGGAATATACAGTGCAGGTCTTGGCAAAAAACAGGCGCATCACCCTATTATCTTTGGTGGCATTCAATCTATGCGAGATAAAGCTGAAATATTTGGTTATCGCAATGTGATTATTGTTGATGAATGTCATTTGTTGCCAAATAAAGCAGAAGGTGGGTATCACACATTTCTAAATGGATTAAAAAAAAACAACCCTAATATTAAAGTTATTGGATTGACTGCAACGCCTTATCGCATGGCAGGGGGGCATTTGCTTAATGGTGAAATATTTACAGATATATGCTTTGAATATCCAATATTAAAGTTAATTGAACGTGGCTATATATCACCAGTTTATACAAAATCACCAACCGCCGAGCAAGTGGATTTATCCAATGTGCGAACTGTTGCGGGTGAATACAACCAAAGAGAAATGCAAAATGCTTTTATGGCTGATTGCGTAACTGAACGTGCGCTTGATGATGTTTTTAAGCGAGCAACACAACATAAATCATTCTTGTTCTTTTGTGCAGGGGTAGAACATGCGCAACATACGCATAAATTGCTACAGAGCCGTGGATTAAAGGGCGCAGTGGTTTATGATAAAACGCCAGCTAATGAACGTGAAAAGGCTATACAAAGACTTCGTAATGGCACTTATGATTATTTGTGCAATAATGCAGTGCTAACCACTGGAACGGATATTCCTAGAATAGATTGTGTGGTATTGTTGCGCAGCACTAAATCACGAGGGCTTTATGTGCAGATGGTTGGGCGTGGAATGCGTTTATTTGAAGGTAAAACGCATTGCTTGCTGCTTGATTATGGAGGCAATGTTGATAGGTTCGGAGCGATTGACAACCAACCACAAGGCAAAAAGGCTTTAACTGATAGCGGGGAGGCTGGAACTGCGCCATTTAAGAGGTGTATTGCAGATAACTTAGAGCCTTCATGGGAAGGTTGCGAAGAAATTAATCACGCAAAAGCTACACACTGCATCAAATGTGGTGCGCCATTTGTGCAAAAAGCACCGCATGAAGACATTGCAGCGCAAGGCGATATTATAAATAAACCCATAGAGGTTAAGTTAGGCATTCACCCAAGCCACATATTTTTTGAGCATCATATAAAGCGTGACAATGGCAATGAAACGATGCGCATAGATTATCACTGGGGGGTTGCTTTATATTGCAGCGAATGGTTAGGATTAGCCAGAGCATCAAAACGATTAAAGCAATGGTTTCCTAATGGCGAACATTTGAAAGCAACTAGTGTCACTGAATTAATCGCAATAGCAAAAGAACATGCTATACTGCCTGAAACAGTATATATTAAAAAACAACCTGATAGCAAATATTACGAGGTTCTATATTATGATTTTACCCCAAGATAAGCATTATTTAATTGAGAGTTTGCAACGTGCAATAGATATTCTTAAATCATTACCTGATAAGAAGGAGTGCGCAAATTGTGAATTTCACAGTATGGGTTTATGCACAGCAAATAACAATAGGCAAATACCCGAAGATATAAAGCCAGTGGCTTGCAATGCTTGGCAATGGTGGGGAGTGCCGTTTTAATGACAAAACATCACATAATTTATAATTGGTTTCCAAAGGAATTGCAACCAAATGCAAGAGTGGATAAATATAAAAAAAATACTATATTTCAAAAATACAAAGCACATGGCAGCAATATTGTGCTTGATTTGGTTGACCTTAAAGAAAAACAAATTAAGGTTATAATATTATTTAATCCGCCAGATAAGAGGCGCAGGGATTTAGATAATTGTTTAGCTGCATGCAAAGCGTTACTCGATGGTATCTCGCAAAAGATAAAAATTGACGATAGGTATTTTCACCCAATAACCATAGATTGGGGCAATGGTAAAAAGGGTAGTATTGAAATTATATTGGAACAGTAATCATGACACATAAGAAAAAAGTCACAATCGGCGATTGCGTAATGCCACATGATTTGCAAAATAAAATAGCAGAATTGGAGCAAAGATTAAAATATGAACATAATGCTGCAATGGAAATGTATCATTCATTAAAATTTATTGAACGGGTAAATTGGCGGGAGCATAGCGGTTTAATCACTAGTCACGCTGGAAATGCCGCTTATCGCTTTATGTGCGCAGCCAATAGAAATAAAACATGGTGGACGCACACTAAGTCAGAGCAACCAGCAACAATAGAGCGAATGACACAGGAAACGCTAATATAAATCACCTCTCCGCACACATATTAGCAGAGCAACCATAGTTACCACCGCCTTAATTCAGGAATAGCACCATCATTTGCTATAAATTGTTCATTGCCAAAATCCCATTCATCAACTTTTGCAGCACGATATTTTTCTTTTTGGGTTGACGTATTAACCTTAATATCAGGACTAGCACGGTCATAATGCACTTTAGCCACAACTCTTTTACGAGCCGTGCTTATTTCGTCATCAACCATTATTGCTAATACATATTCACTGGTTATTTTAGTGATATTATGTTTTGCAATAATATCCTTAACAGATACGCCTTTAACATAATCAAAGACAATAGATTTTAATTGATTGTTTTGAATGTTTTCTAAACGCTGCAACCCAACGCCTAAGTTTTGATTATTAAGGTCACTTTGGAACAATTCAACTTCTGCAAATGATTTTGTTATATTTTTACGATTGGCAAAATAGCCGTCAATACTTCCAGTGGATACGCCTGTTTTTTCTGATATTTGCCTAATAGTGTAACTTTCAGCACGCAATCTAAAAACTTCTTTTCGTTGCTTCCAAACTCGTATGGCTTCTTTTTCTTTTTTCTCAGTCATGATTTATAACCTCCAATATTTAATGTTTTCTCAATTTCTAAATTAATTTGTTTGCATAATTCAATAGCGGCTTCATAACTAACGCAATCAATTCTATGTTTATTAGGCTCATAGACCGACCAATGCTCATAACCGCTTATATTATCAATATATCGTAATTTAACAACCGCAAATACACTTATAATCACCCATATTGTTAAAGTTAAATGCGCCAGCGGTGGTCAGTCACCCACCGCCGTCGCACGCAACCACCAGAAAAAAGGCATAAACTGGTGGTATTCTGTTTATCTCCGCTTATAAGATTTGCTTTCTTGTTTCATAAGCGCAATTTGTTCTGCGTAAAGACCAGTGTTTTTAGCGTTTTTAATTATTGTATCAATTCTATGCTTGGCTTCTTGCATCTCAATGGCAATGCGATTACGCCTTGCATCTTCTTTCATTCCCGCATATTCAATATGCTTGCGAACAATGGTTTTTTGTATATCAGTTAGTTGCATTATCGCCCCCCAGTGCTGCTTTTACAGTTTTTTCCAACACATCATTAAGAAAGTTGTTATAATCCTTTGTTTGCTGAAAATCATCGTCCTCATCTAAATTGTAAAGACTTGAATAATAGCAGTTTACCATTACTTGAAAACCATCACCATTAATTAAGTGGTCATTACTCCAACGAGATTTAATTAAATTGTTTTTAGCACGCTCCACCATCTCATCTGTGATGAGTATGGGTGCAATCAGCGTGTCTATGGCTTTAGCTACTAAAGCTGATGAATAATAAATAGCAGTATGTAAATCAGATTTACAATGATTACAATCCAACTCCCACTTCTTATATTCCGTTAATATTTCAATCGCTTCCTGCCTATCCATTATCTACTCCTATAACCACAAGTCCATTATTTGTTAAATCAATAGCCACTTGCTCTGATATTTCTTTTATTTCATGCGAAATAAGCCCAACCTCACTGCGACTATAATTATCGCTTATAAATTGTCTTATACTATCTTCTATTAATTCACTTAATCTCATTTTTATCTCCTTTATATTCCCAATATTCTTTTTCAGCCTCATGCGTTGCTATTGCTAAAATAACTTTGTCAAAAAAATCTTCCAAAGAAAAATAACCATTAGAGTTTTTAATTAATAATTCAGCAGTATCTAGCCGAACAAATGGCGCACCATGAAGCCAGTTGCGCACAGTTGTTTCTGCAACATTTAGCGATGCAGCCAGCTTAGTTGCGGTTAGATTGCTTGTTTCAATGTAAGCGTTTAGTTTTTTAGATATGTCCATAAAAAGACATTATATAATATGCGTATAAATGTCAAATAAAAAAACAAAAAAATAAACGCAAAAAAAAACAAAAATAAATGTTGACATCATCATCAATCGCATATATTATCACCTTATCAGCAACGGCTGGTTTAACCAACAGGAGCATTCGGGGTAACGCCCCGTTTGAGAATTGAGATGATTGATGCAATAGAAAACTTAATCAATTTATCTATGGTTGATAATAGTAGGGCAACCATAGATAAATTAGTAAAGGCGTTGGAAGTGGCAGGGAATGCTATACAAAGTTCGGTTAATAAAATAAATCTAGCAGAAAATCCGCATCTTTGCTTAGGTTATATTTCTGCAAAGATGGATAACGCATTATACGATATTAAAACCATAGTGGAGAAAACCAATGAATAGCTTACGTGACCAATTAATTTTAATGTTTGCGCTAACGGCTGTGCTATTTGCAACGCTTGAAGTTCCAAATATTAACCGCACGAACAGGCTAATTGCAGGTGATGACGTGGTGAGTTATTACGGATTGCCTAAACCAAAAATTAATGGAGAATAACATGGATTACCAATATGACCCGTTATATACGGAATTAGACAACCTTAACGACACTTGCGTTGAGTTTTTCAAACAAGGAATAGCTTTATTAAAACAACGTGGCATTGACCACGCAGAAGATGAGCGTTACAGGGGAGAATTAGCAGAGCATATTTCTGAATGTATACAATATCCAATGCTTGAGGCTTTAGGCTGCACACAAGAAGGCACGCATGAATATTATGTTGCAGAGCAATTTAGTTATAGGTGGACTGATTTGATGGAGGTGGTTGTATGACTAACGAATGCGAAAACGCTATTGACAGCGCAAATGTAACACTTGGATTTTGCGAATTGCTAGATAAGCAGTTGCTAGAAATGCGGGTTGTTTTTGAGGAATATTTAACGGCAGAATTAGGGAGTGAGTGATGCGTAAAATAACAGGGCATATAATTGCATTTTTAGGGCTTTGGTTAATTTCAAGTGTCGTTGTCATGTTTGCAATAATTGCAAGTGCTGCTTTTATTAAATTGGAATTGCCAGCTTGGAGTAGTGTTGATTGGCAAGATTTTAGGATTAGCGCATTTCTTGCTTTTTTGTATTTATGTCATTCGTCAAGAACATGGTAATGATATGATTACATTTATTGCGGGAATACTTATAGGGATTTTGTTATCTGTTTTTACAATAACTTTAGTATGTAAATTTTACCAAGCGCGAGATGAAGATGATTGGGTATAAATCTATAACATGCGCTACATTGGTTGCAGTGGTAGTTGCTGCCATAGCAATTAAATTGCATGATAAACCAACTAACCACGTGGTTGATAATTCACATATTGGTGAAATAATAGTGCAACCAAAAATGACACATACACATAACAGAGGGTAAGATGACAAAAGAATCGGAAATAAGGGCGGCGTTTAATTTGGCTTGGCAAGAAGGCAAGTGGTTTAATTTGCACACAAACCCAGATGACGGGTTTAAGATATGGCAATCCTGCCAGCAACTAAACGATGAACGCATAGCAGCAAAAGACGCTGAGATAGCGATGTTGCGAGATAATTTAATGACTATAATTTATGGCGCAACTAAAGCACTGGAGGCAACAAATGACTAACATTGAAAAACAAATTGGCACAATAGGTAATTATTACGGTGGGCTTACTGTAAAGATGGAAGATGAAAAATATTATTGGAGCATTGAAAATTATGATGGGCATAACTGGCAAGAAATACCCAAAAAATTATACCAAGAATTATTAAGATTTGATAAAACTTTGCAAAGGCATAAATTATGAACAACATTGAAAAACTAATCGCATCAACGAAAATTAACCACGGCGGGGTGGAAGCAACGGAAACAAAAACTGAGGCAATGGCTAGGGTGATTGAGGTGTTGTTAAAAACTTTGGTAGGAGTTGAGCAGTTTAATGTGCAACATGCCATTGATGAGTTTGGCGATGCAAGTAAAGCAGATAATTGGGGTTGCGTAAAAAAAATTAGGCAAGGCATTCAACAAGCCAATGAAATAGCGGGGGCGGTATGTTAGTTAGCGTTGAGCAATTCAATAATGGCAATACTTACACAGTGGTTTATTCTGATATAGTTTATACTGAAATGAAAGCAAAGGATTGGAAGGGAGGGTTTATAGGCTTGGATTTAGATAGTGGCGCAATCCGTGGTTATTGTAAAGGTGGAGAATTATATTGGACAGCACTCCCACCGCTTCCAAGAAACCCAACGGCTGATGATGCGAAGTTAATATCATTGTATCGGGCGCATGGGTTTTATATTTGCGCAACTGA